TTAGGTTTTACTGTTAGAAGCTTTGAAGGTTTCTGGTGTGATGAGAACTGGGTTTATCGCCCTTAGTTGTTCCTCAAGCGCTCTTTGTTGAGCTCTGCGTTGAGGGGCTTTTTTGCTCCTGGTGCGTTTCTGTCGTCGCTCGAATTCTTCTTGCTGCTGTTGAGCAAACTTTAGGACTTGGCCTAATCGCTTGTTGTCGACAATTTGGGTTTGTTGAACATGCTCAAGCTTATCGAAAATTTTGAATGCCAACTTTCTGTGGCCATACACAATCGCAATGTCTCCGTTGGGATAGTCTAGGACTTTGACATGCTCATGAACTAAGCGAGTATTTTCTTCATTTGGTTCAATGAGATAAACCACTTTGTCATATTGAAATGTCAGAGATTTAGAGAGCTTACGTATTTCCTGCCAACTGAAAATATCATCGAGTTCCTGCGGGGTTTCGCGCACTTTTCGATGCATGTTTTTCGGATACATTGCCGGCTTAGCAAAGCGTCGATTGAAATCAGCAATGAAGTAGGGAAGCCAAGCATTCGCTTCTTCGATAGTGTTGATTCCTTGTAAGCGCATCTCTTTGACGAGTCGGTCTTGTAGCGTCAAGTTTACTCGCTCAACACGACCTTTAGCTTGAGAGCTGTTCGCACATATCAGTTCAATACCTAACTCTTTTAATACTCGGGCATACTGAGTTTGACCGACTTGTTTTTGCTTTTCCTGATTCACCCGAAAAATCGAATGCTTATCACTGTAGAACGCTACGGGTTTGCCGTGTTCATTAAGATATTCTCTCGTTGTTAGCATGTAATCAAAGGCCGACTCGGTTTCGCTGAACCTTAAGTTCATCAGGCGGCCAGTCGCATCATCGATGAAGACCAGTAAACAACATTTGTCAGCGCGTCCTTCAAACCAATCATGGTGAGAGCCATCAATTTGAACGAGCTCGCCTAAACAATCACGTCGGTAGCGAGGTTGGTAAACTTTAGGCTTGCGTTGCGAATGAGGCGTCCATAAACCATCTGCAATCATCCAACTTCGTAAGGTCTCGTTAGATACTGGAAGGCTATGTAACTCAAATAGTTTTTCTCTAGCAAGCGTTGGAGAAAAATCAGAATAGTGATCACGAATCAGTTTTAAAACTGTATCTCGGTAGTCACTGGGATAGCGGTTATTACTTGGCTTACCTCGAGCTTAGTGAGTCAATCCTACAGCACCGAATTCTCTCAGGCGATTCATAAGCCTTTGAACTTGGCGAACACTCAAATCAAGAATGTCTGCCGCGTCGACTCGTCGGATCCTACGATCGCAAACATCTTGGATTACTTTAAAACGATTGATATCAGAATCATTCATAGTCACTAGCATCTTAAACGCATCCTTAGCTGGTTGTAAGCAAAGCTTAGTGACTACGAGCTAAAGAGACATTTTAACTTTGGTAAATAGTGACATTACAACTTTGCGCCTACAATTACAGTGCGCATTATATCTGCTTATGTTTAATGCAGTTGCATATCAGTTATTTATAAAATGCACCTCTTTTGAGGTGCAATTCAATGAAGTATCACGAAATGACCAAAAACTATATTTTTCGTGAATTTGAATGTGGTTTAACCGTCGAACAAGCGGCTGAACTTTGTTTGAAAACTGTGAGGACAGTCAAAGAGTGGGATAAGGGAAAAACTATTCCACCGGAGTGCAAGCGCCTAATGAGAATGACTAAGGGAAGGGAACTTAGTTCATCTGAGCAATGGGAAGACTTTAAGATGCACTATGACAGATTAGAATTACCGACTGGCCAGCTGGTTACGGCGCAGCAAGTTTTGACAGGGATTGCTTTACTTGAGATTGGGGCATTGACCGACTTAGAAGCGGCAGGTCAGGTCTTGAAGTATGCAAGAGCACTAAAAGATATGATGTGAAAAAGGCTCCTTTCGGAGCCTTTTTTTAGATAATGATTTCAACTTGTTGGTTTTTATCAAAATCAAACGTTATATCAATTAACTCCAAAGAGCTCTTCACATTTCTAGCTCGATAGATTTTTACATCTGAAGTAACGGTTTCCCTTACCAAGTGTTTTAATTTCTCAAACATGTCAATATCATTTATTACTACATGACTAGATACATCGTTACCTTCAATAAACAACTTAAAGTAAATTTTGCCCGAGTCAGCTCCCTTTACCCATGTACACTTTTCTATATAAGTTGCAACGCCTTCTATAGATTCTGGGTAAGATGTTGAAAGTATCGTTTTGCAACGCTTAATGTTCTCTCTAAATGAGTTATCGAGCAAAATATAACGTGGCAAAGCTTCATCTAACCCTTGATGAACAGACCAATTGAATCTAAATTCGAGCTTTTCAGCACTACTTGAGAATAAGTGTAAAATACTATCGCAAAGTTTTTCATCAATACCCAACTCTAGAAGGTCTTTGTATCTAATCTCTTCTGATGTAGAGCTACTGAGTTTCAATAAAAGCTTAGCAAAATCGATGTTTATACTTCTTTTAAAACGTGCATTTTCCTTAATCTCATCATCAGACAATCCAAGAGACTTATCGGTCGATAGATCTACCTCAGCCTTGTATATAAATGATCCGGGAGCGGGTGCATCCATATAGAGGCAATTAAGATAATTTCTTACCGCGTTAGTAATGCCGTCAGCCTTTAACGATTTTTTTGCTGATGACTTAATTAATTCAAACAATCCAGTAAGAGCAATTAGGCCTTCATCAAATCTAATTTTTCCATGTTGAATTTTATTACCAGAAGCTCTAACAGAGAAAACGTCGGCATTTACTGCATAGGTCTCTGGTTTGTCAGAGCGCTCAGAACACTTGCTGCTATATTCTTCTGGAGAAGACAGCTTAAGATGACTCCACTCAGAAAGGTGGCGCTCTGTAGTTCTTTGACTTGCAATGTTTTTTGGCTGGCCAGCTTTGGAGTTAGCCCAAGCTCTAGCAGCTTCAAGATCAAATTTTTTCATGCCACTTCCCCCTGAACAACAGTATCACCATCGATACTTTCTCGAGCCAACTGTGTTAAGTATACTGTTTTTTCTTCTTCTAAGTACGCTTCAACCCTAAAGGATGCTCCCGCAGGAATCAATACTTCGTCTTCGTGTGGATACTCGGAATACTCACCGATATACCGACCATCTATGTGTTGAATCACTAGCTTATACTTACATGGAGTATGAAGCTCAAAGTTAGGATCGCGAGAAGTACTCGTGAAACCTGGTTCTGTAATTATATAACCAGGTTCATGAATATGTGCCTCTATTTCTGGAGTTAGGTTTGAATGTCGAATTACATGCTCTTCTTCGCAAACTGGTAACCAAAGCAACGCTTCCGATAAAAGAGTTACTGCTCTGGTGAACTTTTCATGTGTTTCGCCCGACCTAATTCCAGAGTTGATATCGACATATCTTCTAGTGGTGTAGTTATGTATCGCAATTTTGTAATTAAGAATCTGATCGTAGACATCATCTACAGGTAAATTGAGGTATTCAGCACTTCGCTCGTACTCGTACCTACCTAATACTTGAATCATAAGCCCGTGAAAATTTTAGTTTTTTTCTATATATCACAATAATGCAGGTAGTTCTACAAAGTTTATGCATCAACACGAGTAGGCGCTATTTTATTTATCAACTCGTTCATATAATCATCAAAAATAAGATTATAAACCCCGTCTCTCGCTGTTCTCATTTTAAAGCCATTATAATTAACCTTTGCACCAACTGTTTAGGCATGATGGAATTTACCCCCGTAATACAGATACGGGGGTTTTGACCTCCCGCCGCACGTCGCGCAATCGTCCTAGCCCGTCCTCACTTGCTCCGCGCTCTGGTCGGCAGTCAAACCAAATCAATATAAATAGGGGAAAGCCTTGCTCGACACTCGCAAAGCTTTGGCATTGATAGTTCAGATGTGTTCCAGTGGGTTTGCGCGCCTCTGTTGTGGTGAGGCTCTGCAAGGCGGGCTTAGCAGGAAAGTAGGGCGGCGGCTCCCAAGTAGGATTGGATTGCTAACCGCGCCGATTTGATTATTACGCTATCTTGAATTTTGTGAGCGGCTTGGTGCCTCGTCGTCGCTTCGCAACTCCTTATATCTCGGTGACTCCCTTCGGTCGGGGCGATGCCCACTTATTCTGCCAGTTCTCGCAGACCATCCAGCGCATTCACATAGTCACTTATCGCTTCAGTGTGCTGATAGAGCTCATCTCTAAGCTGTTTGTTCTTCTTACATTCTGCTAGGTCTAGCTCTTTGTACTTAAGCGCATCATAGCCACCTTTGAGCAACGCTTTACTCATTGTTGACGTGCCAGTTTGCTCTTTGAGTTGTGAGAGCATTTCCGAATGTTCTTGTGTATCTCTAATGGTAATTGCCATCATTTTTCCTTGCTGCAGCTGGTTCCCTGGTTCGGTTACGATTGCAAAATGTCATGATTATTCCTGGTACCGGTTCGTATTTTGATAGCAAATGAGCTTACCCGTATATGGCCTTGCTCATTGCTATCTCAAACCTCAGCACAAATAACCTGCGTTCTTGGTGTTGTGTGAATGTGGGCGGGCCAACGAGAGCGAACGCCCCAAACGGTGAGTTGTAGACCGCACGCTTAAATCCTTCTGGTGTCACATATTCGTTCATTAGGTTTCGTCTCCGCCAAAGATACCGCCAACTGGCTTAAGTTCTATGTCTTGCTCTTGTACTTGTGCGAATTGCTCGTAAGGGGAGCAGGTCACGTAAAAGTTCGATTCACCGCTAGACAGCTGAACAAGGCAGTCGTCTAGATAATCCATTTGAATACCTAGCTTTTTAAGAAACGAGTCATCGAGGTAGCTAACACCTCTCGGTGTTACCACCTCAAAATGGACACTCACTCGAATTGAATTGGGTTTGTGCCAACGCTCAACCGCAGACACATAGATGCTTTCGGAGTTGGATAGTGGGAACCAAGCCGGAACGGTGCCTATGTCATGATAAGGCCGAGTCCCGCAATCAGTACCCGTACAGTTAGAACGACCAGAACCCACGACAGGATGACCCGCAGAACTTTGGTGATGATGAGCTTGACCTTGTGGAGACGATACCGGATTTTGCTGCGTAGCTTGATAAGGCTGCGTTCCTGTTTCAGTTGACGCCTCAGAACCAGAAACCATATTAATAATTGCATAAGTGATATACCCAAATGAAAGTACTATCAGTGCCATAGCGGCTAGGAATTTAGGGTTTAGAAAGATGTTCTTTCCAAGACCCGCTTTGGTGATTTGTCCCGTAACGGTAGAGGCGTAGAGCAGGTGAACATCAAGCGGTACCTTGAGGTTGTAAACCACATCGTCTTTGCTTGGTTTGGTCACAGTTCGTGTTGGGTCATGCTCTAAGATTCGAGGCTTACGGTTAGAGAAAAAGATCCCGTCTTTCCCTTTGTGCTGTTTGGCCAGCTCGGCGACGCCTTTGAGCTCTTTAGGAACTTGGGCGAAGTCGGGCGTTAATAAAACAATGTCCCAGTTGTAGTGGCGGTGCTCCATAAAAGCGTTGTTGAAGTTCTCTGGGTAGATAATCCGTCCTTGCTCATCAAAACGTGTACGCTGACAATCGTCTATCTCGCCGTTGTCTAGTGTTGATGTGTCCACAGTCAGCCAGCGGGAGTGGAACAACTCAGAAAAGCCCTCCGGTAGATGAGACTCAAAGTCAGTGAAAGGGCGCTTGTGTATGTTGGCCATCTTAAAGCCAGCGTTGGTCGAGAAGATTTGCTGACATTCATCAATAAGGATGAAGGCGCCAATCGGAGCCCAACAGAAAAAGTACTTCCAAAGTTCGAAGCCTTCAGGATTACGCGAGCTGATACGAATGAGGCGAGCACTGTCCGGAAACTTTTCACCCAGTCGTTTCTCGATAATGTCGAGCGGCTGCATACCATGAATATTGGTGATGCAAACTCGACCTTCTCGAAGGGCTGGCAGTAAGTCGAACCATACTGCACACGCTGATTTATATGAGCCGCCGTGGCCATATCTAAATGAAGTTGCCATTGAATCACCAGTTAAAGAAACGCATGACTAAGGACGTTGCAAACGCATCGAAAATTATACGTAGTCCTCCGGTCACGTTGTATTGAATGAGGATGTAACGAACATCAGAAGGGAGCGCATTGAAATGAGATTCAACCAGCGTGTAAACGCCATACTCTGATAGCAAGGTTTGAGCAATTTTCAGCGCTAACTGAATCGATGAGATTTTTAGTTCTAGCCAAAGAGACAAAAACCAAAGCTGCGCGTAGTCAAAGCAATTGATGATCCAATCCGGTATGTACTGGATGAACTCGACCATGGTTTGGCCAACGTTGGCGATAAAATCGAGCGCTGAATAAATGAAATCCATGTTATTTACTCCGTTGGCCAAACAAGATGTAGAGCGCAATGAGCGCGCAGATAAAGAGAATGACAGGGCGAACGTAAGGCGAAACGTCATCAAAACGCTGCAGGCCAGAATCAACCTTGGTGCCTTTAACGGTAAAAGACCGATCGCTTAACGAGCCATTATTGAAGTTGGTACCGATAGAAACCAGACCTTTGATTTCATCAACGTAGTCTTCAATTGAGCGGGTTTTCTCTGCGATGGTTTCATTGATAGCGATGAAATCAGACGAGGCGAAGATTTGCTCAGGCACATCATCACCGTAAGGGGAATTGAAACCAGAACCTTTAAGCAGTTCTTCGATACCATCAAGGCTATTACCCAATTCGCCAATCGAATCACCTAAGCCTTGTAAGTCTTCACGGACACCCTTAGTTGCATTGGTGCTCTTATTGACCGCTGTTGTAATGTCGCCATTGGCTTGTTGGATAAGTGCTTTGGTGTTGTTGTATATCTTGTTGTCATTGATTTGCTGTTCTTGTGTCGCTTGCGTGTTATCGACAAGCGAGCCTTTGACTGCAATCAACTCATTAACGATAGCGCTTTGAGTTTCATTGATGTCTGAATTCAAATCATGAAGGGCAGTGTTAATATCTTTGTTAAGTCCTGTAATGGCGCTCACAACTGCCGTGTCTGTCGAATCATCTGTGTCGGGTTCTTCCACATCCGGCTCATCTTCTACGTCAGGTTTGTTGAATGTATTGGTCGAGTCATCAGGCAAGACACTAGGATCTTCTATAGGGCCAGTTGGATCATCGGGGTTATGGGTTGGGTCTTCCGGTGGGATAATTGGCTCATCAGGGCCGTTCGTACCCCAGAATAAAGTACCGCCATCACACTGATTTCCTGTGAATTCGAAATTACCGTGACATAAGGTGTTTTGCGTAAACTCACCAGACTCAACATCAGTGCAAAGCGTGCTGTCGCTTGGAATACGAGAGAGTTCGCAACGAGTCGCGCCAAAGTCACCATAACAAGCCCCCGTGACTTGTTCACCGTAAACATAAGCCAGCCACTGAAGGCGTTTTTCGTCACCCGTTGACTGTTTGAATTGGCAAGCATCCATACATGAACCGTCTAGATTGATGCCAAATTCACAGTTCGATTCGCACATGTTCTCGCGATTTTTTTCCGTATTTGGGGGGCACGTAAAGCCATACCAACCGTTCATCATAACGGTTTGACCTTCATAGTCACCGCCAGTGATATTACAAATAGAAGAGCCACCGAATCTGTTTACCGTTAAATAACACGTTGTCGTCTTGTAGTCCTTATAAGGAACGAAGCGATTCTCAAGACAAGAAAGTACGCTAGCAATGTTGTAGCTTTTCCCGTTCTCAGCACAATCAAAAATACCACCTACATCCCTTGCGGTAGCCGTTGTGGGAAATTGAGTAGCAGAAGCTTGGCTATAAAAAGACAGAAAGATTAACGGAAGAAAAAGCAGTAGTTTTTTCATATAGAAGCCAATAAAAAAGGGAGCCGAAGCCCCCTTGATTAACTGATTAGTGAGTATTGATGCCACTCACAAAGCCGTGGAGAAATGCCCCCGCAAAGGAAATACCCAGAACGATAGCGAGAACATCCCCAAGTAAGTTACCAGATAAAGGAGGCATTAAAACGTACCGTTACTTGCGAAGGAAACCCACAATCATATTGACGCCAAAGCCCAGTGCAGCCATGCCAATCAGGCCAGCAACGACTAGAGCCACATTACTTTGACCACCACTCACAGCAGTGTTAATTGAACCAGTTAAGTCTGGTGTATCAGCAAAAGCTGGAGAAACAGAAGCAAGCATAAGCGCTGAGCCTACGGCTGTTTTCTTGTTTACGACTGCGTGTTTTACGTTATTTACAACAAGTTCTAGTTTTTTCATTTGAATTACCTTTTACTCATAAGGCGAACAACACGACCCACCCCGTGACCAACAACCATGTTGATCAAGAGCACGCCACTGACATATAGGAACAAGTCACCATTGAATAGGACTGGATCCTTATATTCTTGATACTCCACCGCTGAAATCAGTACGTAGCCTTGGCAATTGTCGACGTGAGTTTTCGTCGCTTTTAAATTGCCGTACTGGTTAACAACGGTGACGCATACAGACATTTTTTCTAACCTTGAACTGATTTCATTGAAGCTTCGAAGTGCTTCTTAATTTCTGCGTCGACAGGGATAAGCGCTGTCACGATGGCACCCGCCAATGGATCTTCTGGGTTGATTTCAAGTTGCAATTGGTACTCACGGCGAGGAACCAAAGCACCGGTGCGCTCAAGGAGCAGGGCGTATTCATGATCAATCATCAAAGGTTGATCCCATTGCGGGTTTACGTCACCAGATTCGCCGATGGTGCGACGCTTGAATTTCTCCGAGTTAATTTCACGTAGTGGACGTGAGATGTTCAGTTGAGCACTGTCACCACGTGCCGAGTTCCAAGTGATGTCCATGCCTAGGACAAAAACAGATTTAGCCATTTGTTAGGTCTCCAATATGTGAGTCACCAACTTGCCGTAGGTATCGGGGAAGGTGAATTTGGTTCCATCACGGACGAGCGAGCCGACAACGGTTTCAATGTCGCCCTCATGGAATTCGATTAAAGAGTTCAGGATTTTCCCGTACTGGCGACGCATCCAGTGAGCCGAAGCCAACAGGTCTAGCGCCGCACGTTTAGTCGGGACAGGTTTTGTATTGAATTGTTTTGCAGTAGAAATCGACGCTGCGAAGTCGTTGATGGCCGCGAATGCGCCAGCAGGATTCAACAGCACATCGATGTTCCATTTTTTAAGTTCAACTTCTGAGCGGTACCAAACCAAACCCGTGTTCGCGAGTTTCTGCTCAAGAGCCTTGTTGTAGATACGCCAGTAAATGCGAGAAGTACGAGAGCCGACAGAGTATTGCTCTTTGGTGTAGACAGGCTTGCCGTCTTTGATGCTGGCAATCGTCATATCTTCATGTAGAACCGGATTACGGCCACGCTCAGCCGTACGGAAAGCATCATCATTCCAAGCTTTGCGCGCGTATTCACAATCAAAGATACCGTCGTAATCATCGTAAGCGAGATCGACACGCGCGAGTGTTTGAACACCAAGAACGTTTGTTAGCCAATCATGCAGCGACCAAGGCGCACGACGAGCAAACACATGCTTACAACCAGTGCCATTAATTTGGAAATGCACCGTGTCATTGTTGCCACCAATACCCACGAAGCCACAGAAGTCTTCACCATCTGGTGAGGTCAACTTCATAGACTCAGAATAGAACTGAAAGCCAAGGCCACGAGGTGCAGAAAGCGACAAGCCAAGCACTTGATTAGTGAAAATGCGCAGGCAATCTTCTAGATAATTGCGGTAACAGATATCAAAGGCGCTGTTGTACGCTTCAATCTCTTCAGCAGTGCCCGCGATGGTCGAATTAAACCGAGGTGGAGCAGGGAACTTGGGTGCTTTGCAGTGACGCTGTAACAGAGATTTAGGCGCTAAACCTTTGTATTCCTCATGCTTGTGCAGACGTTGAATCGCGTTGTGACAATGGCGTAAGTCCTTGACTGCAAATGTAAAACATAGGTAGTCAATATGAACAGACTGCTCATCGAATTTCTTAAGGATGTTAGTTGCAGTAGTCATCGAAGACCCCTAAATCAACGCGTTCTTGGTAAGTGGTGTTGGTGATAGATACCAACTCGTAAGAGACAAATTCAGACGAAGCCCAAGATTCAAGATGAGACATAGACTTAAGCAAATCCCATTCTTCACAGCCTTTGACCAACACAGAAACCGTGTAATCAGGCAACAAATCGTAATAGATGGTTTGGGCTTCGTTCATGGGTTATGCCTCTGAGTCAGACTCAGTTACGGCGTCACACTCCAATAAAGATTGGAAAATGTGTGTATTCATAGGCATTGAAAAGAGGTCACAAACCGCCATGTAATCCAACTCGCATTCGAGTGAAAGACAGAAACCAGAGATAGGATCTCGAATAACAACAAGAAGTTTTTTAGACGCAGTCTCAAGAGTATGTTGCAAGTGAGATGGGATAACGCTGGTTACTTGAACAAAACAACTGCTGTCAGTACTGCCGGAAACACGGACGCAGTATTTGTTAAGTTCTTCGTAAGCTGTGAGGTGAACCTCACCAAAATCGATAAACTTGATTGAAGGGTTTAAAGGACTTTGTTGGATTAGATTTGACATATTAACCACCTTGACTAGTTGAGAGTGACCACCAAGGCCAGACGAAAGCGTCAAGGGCAAACGCCCAAACCAAGGTGGTCGGATTCGATTTATCGAAACTATAAATTCGAAAAATCGAATCTACAAGATGCGAAAAATCGAACTTATACAGCTAGAATGGAAGAATTAAGGAGGTGCACATGTACGCCAATGAATTATTAGATGCCTACAAAAAGGCTCAAAACTATGTACAAGACAAGCAGATTGCACACGATTTGAATCTACAGCCGAACAAAATCAGCAAAATGCGCAAAGGAATTCGCTATGTGTCTGATGAAGAAGCAGTTTTTCTAGCACAAGGTGCAGGAATAGACCCAGAGATGGCATTGTTAGGTTGTCACGCTGACCGCAATGAAAATCCGGCGATTCGTGGCATGTGGGAAAACATCGCAAAAAAGTATAACGGGCTTGGATTTACAGGAATTTCAATGGCTTGTGGTGGCTTGGCAATGGTGATTTCGAGCCCAATGGGATCCTCAATTCAGTGCGCATTATATGTGTTATGTTAA